TGCCAGATCATGATGGATGATGTCAGAAACCTGAAGACCGATAGAGTTGATTTCCACAAGCACAAAGGCCTCGTTATAATATCTGGCAAACTTGACTATTTCAGTAGGCAATAGCAGAGGAGCAATCTTATTGTTGCGATACTTTGCTACTTGTCTATATGGTATTTGTGTTACATCTATAATCGAGAATGTTGAATAATCGAGACCCTGACCTTCAGCAACGTCCACCGTCATTGCGTAAGTTCTGCCCCTTTCAGGTTCTTTGTATATATCCAGAAAACCATCTTTGCGAAGAGCATTATGCCACACAAGAGAGCGCAGTTTGACAGGATGTATGAGTGTGTTGGTTGAACCTACGAAGTTGCAGTTAAACTCTTGATCAAACTGTTCGGGTGATGTGTTGCGGATAGTTGTTTCTTTCCATGTCTCGTCTCTACCAGGTACCATTGACCAGTGAATCTCAATAGGAACATAATCACTTCTATTTTCAGTTGCGTCTGTCCACATCTTATAAAACAGATTAAGACCATTAGGAGTAGATACGATAATGACTTTGGTTGTTTTACCAGACGAAATCGTAGGATAGGTAGACATGAAGAACGATTCTGCGATGTTGTTAGGAATGTGAGCAAACTCATCCAAAAAGATGATAGAAAAGCTTCGTCCACGAACTGATGAGCCAGATGTTGAGTCTGCAACTGCTCTTGATCCGTTCGCAAGCTCAATCGAACCTTTATTCCATTCTTTGATGCCTTGTTGAAGAAATCTTGGCAGATATTCATATGCAAGCTGCAATCGAGTCATAATCTCTCGTGATGTGCTTGCTTTGTTTGCGAGAATAGCCACATTAACATGTTCATTAAACAGAATATAGTGAAGTAGATATGCAACAGCCGTCGTCGTTTTTCCTACCTGTCGAGGCAACTTACAAATAGTAAAGCGATTTTCATGAAACTTTTGAATCATGTCTTCTTGAAAATCCCACATTTCAAAAGGAATCAATCCCTTATCGACATGCACGATTCTAATATATTTCTTGGCAAAATATATAGGATCTTCAGAGCATTTGATGTATTCTTCTAGCTCTTCTTTGGTATAGTTATGAACATACGTATCCCTTGGTAGATTGGGATTGTTCATATACGAATCATTTCTTGACAAGTTTTATTCCTTTATTCCATGGTATTCTGCCTTGAGCAGCCAATGACATTCTTTTTCGTGATTCGTCACTTCTTTTCATACCCCTATGCTTTGCAGCAGTTTTTTCTATCTTTTCTGGATTTCTATTTATCTTATTTACCCAATCTTCAGATTTGGTAGTTCCAGTTAATGCTTTAGATATTTTCTTCCCGAAACCATCTGGCTTTGCTTTCCCTAAAAGTTTACCTTTGTTTGCGACAGAAATCTTCATTCGTGTTTCTGGAGATATAAGTTTGTTCTTATTGCTCTCTGATATTTTGCGTTTGACTGATTCATTGTGGTGCCAACCTGTTCTATTATGTACACCATCACCGCCATCTGTTCTGTTATGAAGAATGCCTGTGTGAATATCTTTACGACCATACCATCGAATAAGACGACGCTCTAAAGCAAATGCGCCAAGTTCTGTCAGATTTGATTCGCAAATGACGATTTGATTTAGCTTTTCGGGGGGATGAACAACATCTTTTTTGTGTTTTTTCCATGCTCGTTTACCTTTACCCTTACCAATATAATAAGGTGTGCCATCTTCTCTAAGATAAGCATAAACATAATATTCTAATGAGTGTGAATAAATAGACATAGGCTGACGCTCCTGTTTAGCGTTAGAGTAGGCAGATGTTTCCAGCATCGTGGCCTACATTTCTATTTAGATTTCTCTATCTTCTTAAGTTTCTTATAGTAATCAGGATCTTCTGATAGGTGTGCCAGGGCAATATGTCTAGCCACAGATAGCTTGGATGTGTGTTCATGCTCCACTTTGATGCCTTTTTCAAGCTGACGTTCAATATATGTCTCAGGCACACCATGCTTCTTGGAAAGTGCTGAGATGGACAAAACTCTTTTGTTGAGGAACTGCTTGAAGGTTTTCATTTTATGTTTTTGCTCTAAAAATTTTTCGTCTGTTGAATACGACTGTTGTGTTGCCTTCGTGTTCATTTCCATCTTCATCATCAATATATTCTTTGAACTTGGCGGAATCATATCCTTTTGACTTCAAGTGCTTCACGAATCTTTTTCCTACCTCACCCTCAAACATCTGCCAATGGTGCTTGGTTCCATGCTTAAATGTCATCCAGTTTTCGCGGTCTTTTCCGAAAGCGTCAAATTTATCCTCCATTTCACTTCTATAATCGTTGTTATCCATGTCATAGGTATTTTTTGTTTTTACTTTGTGTGCGGTGACATTAGAACCATAAACCCTGGAAAAATTGGGATTGTCGGAAAAAAATGATCCGTGTCTTGTCGTTTCAACATCCCCTAATACACCCATATTGTTTACAGATTTTCTTTTGTTATTAAAGGTTTTTCGTTTTGCATCGATGTTGCTTCCATGATATAGGATTTGATTCTGTTCTACAAACTGTTTGAATGATTTCATTGCTTCTGCTCTTTGATTTGCTTTAGAAGTTCAGCGGTAGTTCCCACAAAGACAGCCTTTTCGACATTGATAGCACCATCTGGTTGTGTTGGTTTGCCTTTAACTTCTTTGAGTTCCTTTGTCTTCTTCTGTAGATCATACAGGTCTTTGGTTGTTTCTGATATTGTTTTCATCATTGTCGCAAAGACTTCATATGCTCTGGGACTTTCGCTTTGTCTGGCTAGTTCTTTCATGTCTTCCATAGCCAGATTGCCTTGCTGAATAAGATTTCTAAATGTCTGTCTGGCTAAAGAATAGTCTGATTCCGCATCCGTCGATAGCTGTTGTTCTTCTTGTATAGGAGCAAGGACCTCTTGTTTAACGGGTTCAGTGTATTCCAGACCTAATGCTTTTGATAACGATTTATCAGTGTTGCTCATATTTTATCACTCATTTATATTAGGAAATTCTTCAATAGTTTCAGTGAAACCAAAGTCATCGCCTGGTTCAGCGTCTATTGGATCAGGCTCAACGGTAATCTTGACAAGTTTCAATGGTGTTGCGTCGAAGCTTGCGATATCATATACAGCGTTTGTAGAAACGGCACGAATTGTGTTATTGATCTTAAACTGTCCTTGAGCACCACCGATTTGGAGCTTCTTTAGATCATCGTTCCAAGCATTTACAAAACCATATGCGGTTGCTGTTTGATAGTTGTCGCCCTGAAATACAGTATCACCAATCTTAAATGATCCGTTTGATACATTGTTTAGGTTCATGCGAATGACGTTGCCAGCAACAAGAGAAGGATCGTTGAAGATGTTTGCGATAGCTTTGCGAATGATCTTTGGATTGGAAATTGGACCAATGAAATGTCCTTTGACCACAAAGCTCATTGACCAATAGACATACCGCACACCATCATAGTTGCCTTCATATTGAATGTTCTGTGTTACACCAGACAATACAATTGGAATATCTTTAAGATAGCCTAAATCTGAAATTGGATTCACTGTAACAGTATAATCTGGATTGAAATAGGGCAAAATCTGCTCTACTATTTGTGCTCCGTCATCAATATTTCTGGCATAAAGATTTAGTTCAAAGTTTAGATCATATGGCACACTCATATAGCTGGATGATACACGAGAAGCGTTATCACCTGCCGCAACACGAAGTAGAGAGTTTTGTTTTCTTGATGCGTCATAAGAAATGCCGGTTATCTCAAACGACATTCTTGGAAGTAAGGCTTGAAAGTCGCGAAATAAATCAGGATCACTGGCCAATCGAGTCACATAACGATCTTTTGGAGCATACGCAACAGGTACTTTGATTCTTTCTCTTTCAGATCCATCGCCGTTGTATCTGACGATAGAAATGTTATTGAACATGTTACCAAACAGGGTAACATACTTTCTCAACATTTTATAATAGAATGGTGTTGTGCTTAACATTTCTTATGGTGTCCCGAAAGGATTTGTTTCGCTTAAATCGACGATTGTATTAGCTTCATCTTGTAGTAGCTTATTATCGAAGAGATCATAGAACACATGATCTCCAAGTGTGTCGTTTGATGTGATGGCACTGGATGTATTGGATGTCACACCCTTCACATTGGAGCTGCTTAGGAACTGTCCTTGAATATTGATTATATTCAGAGTTCTTGTCGATGGTGTCCAATCGCTAACTTCAGCAGTAGATGTTGCTGTATTGAATGTGTTTCCTTGATATACAGTCTCACCAATGTTGTAGTTGCCTGTGCCACCAAGGGTGAGAGATATTGTATAAGAGCTTTGATTCTCGATCTCGTCAATATCTTCAACGCCTGTATCCAACTTCTCATTTGAGTAGCGGAAGACTTCACAACGCAATTCGTAAATATATGGATACTTCTTGCCTAATGTAAAGAACAATAGCTCTTCTTCAACGAACTTGATTTCAAATGTCTGCTTCATAACAGGCACATAGATTAGATCGCCTTCTCTGGGTCTAATCGCAATCGACGTTG